GCTACCCCCGGAACGTGGGTCCGCGCCGGGGCTCGCCACTTTCGGACCCACAAAGGACCCAGAAACGAGAAGTCATGACCGAATTCGTAGAAGCGAGAACGTCCTTCACCAGCGATGGCGTGAGGGTCATCACCAAGGGCACGGTGATCGAAGCCGACGACCCTGTCGTCCGTCGGCATCCTGGCGCCTTCCAGCCGTTCGAGCCGCAGAGCACCCGGACTACCGCCGCCATGGGCCCGACCGGCACCGCACCGACGTCGAAGGTGCCCGACCGACCGAAGGGGAACGGCTCGGTCCGATCCTGGGCCGAGTACGTGCACTCATTCGAGCCAGGGGGCGCGACGGTCGACGAGCTGGCAGCGCTCGGCCGTGACGCGCTCAGGTCGGCTGCAGCCCGTCATGAAGCGGCGCTGAAGGAGGGTTAGGACGCTGTGCCCTGGAAGCCGGATTACTGCACCATCGACGAGCTGAAGGCAGCGCTACGTGTTGGTGACACGCAAGACGACACCGAGATGCGGCTGGCGATCCCTGCGGCTTCCAGGGCAATTGACCACGCCACCAACCGCCAGTTCGGGAAGACGGACGCGGTCGAGACCCGGACCTTCCGGGCCGAGTGGATAGGCGCCGAAGGCTTCTGGCGGACAAGGCGGCTCGACGACATCCAGACGACCGACGGGCTAGTGGTCACCATCAACGGCCAGGCGACTACCGACTTCGAGCTCGCTCCCGAGGATGCCGACGTTCGGGGCGAGCCTTGGACTGTAATGCACACTAGAGCGGCGACACCGCCCACCTTCGGCGTGAGCCGCTACACGATTCAGGTGACCGCAACCTTCGGCTGGACGGACATCCCGGTACCCGTGGCCAACGCTTGCGTGCTCCAGGCGCAGCGATTCTTCAAGCGCAAGGATGCGCCCTTCGGCATCGCTGGTTCGCCCGACGCCGGCAGCGAGATGCGACTACTGGCCAAGGTCGATCCCGATGTGCACGTCATGCTCGTGCCCTTCCGTCGCGATTGGCCGATGACGTGAGGCTCGGCGATGTCATGGACGCCCTGGCCGAAGCGGCCGACACCATCGAGGGGCTGAAGGGTCGCACCTTCGCTCACCCGGTGGACAACATGCAGCCGCCCGCCGTGGTCGTCAGCTATCCCGACGATTACAGTTTCGACGTCAACCTTGGCCGTGGCGCCGACCGCATGACGGTGCCCGTGGTGCTCTTCGTCCCCAAAGTCGTGGGCCGAGCGGCTCGCGATGAAGTCGATGAGCTTATGTCGGGCAGTGGCTCCCGGTCGCTCAAGGAAGCCATCGACAACTTCGACCAGGGCAGCGCGTACGACGTTGCCACGGTCCAATCGGCCGAGTTCGACATAATCCCCTATGGCGCGATCGAATACCTGGCCGTGACGGTGTTCGTTGACGTAGTTGGTTCAGGGACCTAGAGAGGAATCAATCCCATGGCAAGAGTCCACAGCAAGGTCACCATCGTCAGCGTTGGAGGCAGTGATCTGAGCATCTACACGACCAGCTCAGAGCTTGAGAAGACCACCGACACTCACGACTCGACGGCCTACGGTCCGGACGCGAAGGAATACACGCCCGGGCTCAACGATGCGACCTTCAGTCTCGAAGGTTGGTATGACAACACGGCCACCACTGGCCCCAGGCCGGTGCTCGAAGGCGTCTTTGCAGCGAACGCTGCGGCGGCCATCCTGCGCCAGCTTGAGGGCGCTGGCTCGGGCTTGCCGCAGGATTCCTTCAACGGGATCATGACGAGCTACACCGAGACGTCGCCCGTGGCCGATATCTGCACGTGGTCGGCCGACTTCCAGGTGACCGGGCCGGTGGATGTCACAGCCCAGGTCTAAGCAATGCCATGTAATGCACATTAGAAAGTAGGACCCCCATGGACAAGAACAAGCTGTTCGAGACGAGACTCGAAGAGGAGACCTATGAGATCCCGGAAGTTGGCGAAGTCACCTACCGGGCGGTGTCTCGAACGGAGCAGCTCTACCTGACGAAGATCGACGACCCGGTGCAGCGCGAGCGCGAGATGGTCGTTATGGCCATGGTCGATCCGCCGATGGACATCAACGAGGTGAAGCGGTGGCAGAAGGCTTCACCGGGTGGCGAGCTGGAGCACATTACAGTGCGCATTGCAACCATCTCGGGAATGATCGACGACGAAGAGGAAACCGACAAGGACGTGGTTAAGCGGTTTCCTGACGATGCCGATATATGAGTTTGAATTCTTCCTGGCCGAGAAGCTGAACCGGACCCGCACCGAGCTACTCGCCACCATCTCGACCCGTGAGCTGTGGCACTGGAACTTGTACTACCAGCGCCAACAACAGAAGGAAGAGCACGAAATCAGACGGGCGAAGGGCCGAGGGGGCTAGCCATGGGTGATCTGGTCGAAGTCAAAGTTGATGGCCTCAACGAGCTGACCAAAGGGCTCAAGGCCATCGACAAGGACCTACCCAAGGCGGTGCGGCTGGCGCTCAACGTGGCTTCCGAGAGCGTGGCCAAGCCAGCGAGAGGCCGAGTGCCGACACGAAGCGGCAAGGCGGCCGGCTCGATCAAGGCGGCATCGACTCGGAAGAAATCCAGGGTCCGAGCCGGTGGGCGGCGGGCGGTGTACTACGCCTGGCTCGACTTCGGCGGCTCGGTCGGCCGCTCGGGCTCGATCAAGCGGCAGTTCCGGAAGCGTGGTCGATACCTGTATCTGGAATACTTCCAACAGCGCGACAGCGGGAAGTTCGGCGACATTCTCTCAGACGAGCTAGTCGAGCTGGCGCAGTCGGCCGGCATCGAGATGACCACCTAGGAGGACCATGGCCAGCAAGAACCAGGTAACGCTCACCTTCGCTGGCGACTCGAAGGACCTGGAGCGAGCGTTTGACAAGGTTGGCGCTGGTGCCGAGTCGATGGCCAGCGAGGTCGACAACGCAGCCGACGACATCAACCGGGCTGGCCGCTCGATGGATGACGTCGGCGAAGGCTTCGGCACGCTCGACCAGCGAGCCATGGGCTTCCGCGACACCGTTACCGGCATCCAGGACACCTTCGCTGGGCTCACTGACGAGAGCCTCACCATGCAAGAGCGCATGCTCACGCTGGGCGCTGGCGTCGGCGACCTGGCGTCAGGCTTCGAGAACCTGATAGTGCCGATGCTGGCGCTGAAGGCCGAGACCATCAAGACCACGGCCACGATGGTGCTCGGCTGGGCGAAGTCCGCAGCATCGGCCATCGCGTCGGCGGCCACTCACGTCGTGTCGTGGGTCACGATGGCGGCCGCATCGATCGCTAACGCCGTCATCGTGGCCGCTTCCTGGCTCATCGCCTTCGCTCCCATCGCGATCGTCATAGCGGCGGTCGTCGGGCTCGTCATCATCATCGTGAAGAATTGGGATTGGATCAAAGAGAAGACCCGCGCCCTGTGGGAGTGGGTGAAGACCAACACGGCCGCAGCGTGGTCGTGGGTGAAGGACAAGCTGACGGCTGCGTGGGATGCCATCAAGTCGATGATCTCCGAACGCATCGAGGCAGTGAAGAGCGTTCTGAGTCGTGGCTGGGAGGCCATCAAGTCGGTGGCTTCGGCTGCGTGGGAAGCGGTCAAGTCGAAGGTGTCCGAACAGATGGAGGCGGTCCGCAACCTGATCAAGACCAAGGTCGACGCAGCCAAGCGCATCTTCCGCAACATGGTCTCAGCGGTGCGCGGCATCTTCCGCCCACTGAAAGAAGCGATCATTGCCCCGATCCGCTCGGGCCTGAACGCCATCAAGTCGGTGTGGAATCGGACCGTCGGCGGCAAGGGCATCTCGATTCCCAGCTTCCTGGGCTTCGGCGGCATCTCGTTTACCATCCCGCGACTGGCCGACGGTGGCATCTTGATGCCTCGCGCCGGTGGCGTGCCGTTCATCGGCGCCGAGGCTGGCAAGCCCGAGGCCGTCGTACCGCTCGACAAGCTGGAGCGCATGGTGGGAGCGCCATCGAACCGGGTGGTCATCGAAATCAGGTCGAGCGGCTCGGAGGTCGATGACCTGATTACGGGCATCTTGCGCAAGGGCGTTGCCAATCGTGGCGGCGACGTTCAGATAGTGCTGGGCGTCAACTGATGGTCTTCCCTTCGACACCGCGCGAAGTCGAGACCGGACTGTTCATGGGTGGCGTTTGGGTGGACGCCACCAACGTCGAAGGTGGCGTGTTGGTGCGCGACCCGATCCAAGTCTCTCGTGGTCGGTCCAATTGGTCATCGAAGCCGGACCCGTCGAAGGCTTCCAGCTCGCTGGCCAACCGCACCGGCTACTGGTCGCCTGACAATCCGTCGAGCCCGTTCTCGGGCTTCTTCAAACGCAACATTCCCTATCGCGTCGGCGTCGGCCAGGGTGACCGGTATCTGCGCCACGATGACACCGCATCGAAGGAAACGCTCTCGACGCCATCGAGTGCAGCGCTCAACGTTTCGGGCAACCTCAATTTGCGCTGGGAGTTCGAGTTTGAGGAGGATCTGCGGCCGCTGACGTTGGAGGCGGCCGGCGAAGTGGTTCGGGCTCGTGTGGCTCACAAGTTCTCGGGCACGGCCGGCTGGGAAGTCCAGATGTACGTCACGGGCGACGAGCTGGTGGCCGCTCTGGCGTGGGTCGATTCGGCAGGAAGCCACGAGCGGACCTCACAAGCCTCAGGAGCGGCCATACCGCTTAGCTTGATGTGGACCAGGGGGGCGCTCTGGGTGCAGCTTGTGGTGGCCACTGGGGCTGTCTCCTGGTTCTACAGCGATGCGATCGATGGCACGTGGACTCAGATAGGCACCGCTGACGCCGCAGCCGGTCCGACCAACGTCGAAGCGAGCACGGCGCCGCTGCGCTTCGGTGGCAACCCGTCCGACGTCACACATAACCCCTTCCCAGGGAAGCTCTACGCGATGGAGCTCGCAGACGGTGCGACCGTGGTCGCCAGTCCGGATCTCAGGGGCCAGACCAACGAAGCGACATCGTTCAGCGACACGCAGGGCAACGTCTGGACGGTCGGCGCTGGCGGGCGCATCACCAACCGACGTTGGCGGCTGCACGCCGAGCTGGCATCGATCCCGCTGCGTTGGAACGTGAGCGGGCAAGACATCTGGACGCCGATCGAAGCTCAGGGTCTCTTCCGTCGGCTGCGCCAAGGCGCCCAGCCTCTTGAGTCGGCGCTCACCCGGGGCACGATTCGGCGGGCTCAGTCGCTCATCGACTACTGGCCGATGGAGGACGTCGGCGACAACATCACGCACTTCGGCAACTCGGTGGGCTTGCCGCAGATGGTGGCCGCCGCTGGCGAGCAGGTGAAGGCGGGCGCTATCTCGACGTTCCTGGCGTCGAAGCCGATTCCCGAGATGGTGGACGCAACCATCTCGGCGGCCACGACCCAGCCGGCCGCCACGGGCGCCTTGCAGTTCCGTTGGCTGCAGCATGTGCCGTCGACCTTCACGGCCGTTACGCCGATCCAGCCCGAAGTGATCGGCTTCACCACGACCGACGTCTCGTGGCGGGTGCAGTTCCGGAACGACAACGGTGGCGACCTTCGGATACTTGGCTTCCGTGGGCCGACGCTCGTCTACACCGGGCCATGGATTGTTTGGGGCGCGGTGGGCACCGACTACCGCATGAGCTTCACGGTCGAGGACAACGGCGCCAACGTCGACATCGCTCTGCTCGGTCGAGCGGTCGGCGGTGCGGTCGGTGGCTTCAGTACGACGACCGCCTTCGCAGCGGTCACAGGCCAGCCCGTCAACGTCGTCATCAACAACAACACGGGCGCCGGCATACCCGGCTGGGGCATCGGCCAGGTGTCGGTGCAGAACGCCGTCACCAACGAAGACGAGCTATTGGATGAGCTGAACGCTCACATCGGCGAGAAGGCTGGGACCCGCATCCAACGGCTGTGCATCGAGGAAGGTGTCGGCTACCGCTTCTACGGTGACCCGACCGACACCGAAGCGATGGGGCCACAGCTACCCGACACGCTGCCCGCCTTGCTCGAAGACTGCCAGAAGACCGATATCGGCATCTTGAGCGAGGCCCGCGACTCTTCGGCCGTGTGGTACCGCACGCGTCGGACGATCGAGCTGCAGGACCCGCCAGCGCTGACGCTCGATTACGCCAACTCAGAGGTCGGCGGCTCGCCCGATCTCGACCGGGATGACCAGAATTTCTCGAACGACGTCACGGCGAAGAATGCGAGCGGCACTGAGTCCAGGACCGAGTTGGACGATGGGTCTGCTCTGTCGGTTTCGCCGCCGCCCACGGGCGCAGGGCGCTACCCCAGCACGTACGACATCAACGGCGAGCTGGATACCCGGTTGCCCGACGTGGCGGCGGCGGTGCTCCGGCTGCGCTCGCCTGACGAGCCACGGGCATCGAAGCTCGGCACGACGTTTCAGCAACGGGCGATAGCGACCAATCCCACCCTTTCGGAGACCGTGCTCGACCTAGAGCTTGGCGATCGAGTGGACATTACAAACTTG